ACTGGCGTCGGCTAAAGATCGCTGAAGGTGGGGAACTGAAGTTCCGCCAGGAATACCCGGCGACGGCCGATGAGGCTTTTATTGTGGCAGGTAAATCTGTTTTTGCAATGGATAAAGTAAACTTACTCACTCCTGTAGAACCTCAAAAGAAAATGCTGTTTGATTTTAATTCATTAACATGGGAGGAATCACGCGATGGCAATTTGGATATATTCGAGTATCCTGATTGGGATAGCAATTTTATACTTGCTGCCGATGTTGCACTAGGGGTTGGCCAAGATTACTCAGCAGCAGTCGTCTTAGATACAGATAGGAAAGTAATTGCTTTGTATAGAGATAACTATATTGATCCCAGTAAGTTTGGTGATTTGTTGTTTTATCTCGGGCGTTACTATAATAATGCTTTACTCACTGTAGAAAGTAATTCAATGGGTGTTGCAACCTTATCTCGTCTTACACAGATGAATTATATTAATCTATACAAACAAACAAAGATCTCTGCAATATCAAAAGAAGAAGGTCAGGTGCCAGGATTTAGAACAACTCAGGTTACTAAACCTCACATCATCGGTAATCTCAAAAACGCTGTAGAGAATGATGATATATGGATAGTCTCTAAAGTTATTATACAGGAACTGAAAGATTACGTCAGTACTGAATCAGGGAGAACTGAAGCTGCTCCTGGATGTCATGATGATACAGTCATGGCAATGGCAATAGCTTTAGAAACATTAAGAACACATTACGACAAGTTAACTATGGATAAAGTACCATGGTCTCAGAAAGCAGGGAGTTTACCTGCCGAAGACAACACACCATGGCTTTAAGAGTTCCCATTGTCCTCGCTGCTCCGGCGGAAGCAGGGGATAAATCCGCCACCTAATGGAGATTGATATGGAAATATTTAAAAATGGACCACTCTCATTTTTGGGAAGTGATACAGTTCAAGCTCCAATAAACTGGGCATATGATAAGGCTTTAGCTAAGAGTAGGGAGAAATCCGCTGAAAACTATTATAAAAAACTTCAGCTTGAAAATCAGTATCTAGATTCAGAAAAAGGAAGTGCTGAATGGACAGATTATCAAATGACACCCCGAGAAATGAAAGAAAGCTATTATGCACAAAAAGCTTTTACATCTACTCCAAATGAAGATTATGCAAGCCTTAGACAGTATCTACTGGATCTGCAAGGGCCACAAGGAAAAGCAGGACCCAAAAGTTATACTAAGAAAAGATATGAAACGCCTGAAGATTGGGGTTACTACGAAGATCCTCGAGCATGGCAGATAGGTCTAGAGTTTCTTCCTACAACTTATTTTAACAGAGCAGCAGTTGATTTAAATAAAGGTAGGAATGAAGAAGCTGCGTGGAATGCAGGTACGGGTGCTGCATACGCATTAGCCGGTCCGGTTGCTAAGTTAACAAAACCGGCATATGGTTTTGCTACGGCTGCTTTGCCTGAAGCTGCATATCATATTAAGTCTTTATTTCAAGGTCCCCTTTCAAAGGGAATGCTTGGAAAATACTACGATCAATTGGGAGCAACACAATGAAAGAACGATTTAAAAATTTTAGTAAAAAATTCGGAGAAGGAACAGCTTGGGATTTAGATTATGGTAAGCTATTAATAATTGGTTTGTTAGTGTATCATATCTTTATACAGTGAAGAAAGTAAGACGGGCTGCTATTCGTTATCAGAATGCAGCAGGAGCAAAGGGAGGTTATACTCCTTCTATGGCTGAAGCAATCGCCGCAATCTTAAATAAAAAAGGATCTGATGATGACCCCAACACACGAAGTTCGCGAAGCAATGGAGAAGATAGATAGTTACTGTAATGAAAATAATTTAAAGAGTCATGAGTTTGAACGGAAAGTTCTATGGAACTCATTAAACGTTTACTCTGATTTAAAAGATCGGAACACAGATGAGTTTATTGAACGTCATCTAACTAGTATGAAGCACGGGCTATGGACTTAGAAGATCGTGTTAGCTTTATAAAAATGAGGATAGAAAAATTTAAAAGGACCTATGAACTTAAGACAGATCCTACTATAACAATAAAATTATTTGAGAATAAAAATGATCATGAGAGCACTTCAGAAAAATCTAGAGAAAAACTCAAAGTTCAATGAGTATGATGAGGATGGAGATGGTGTTGTGTCCGATAAGGAATTAGAACATCTTAGAGAAATAAAAGAAACAGAAGCGTTATTACGTAAAGAGCTAGCACAACTGAGGATGGCTCGCTATACATTAATTGGTATGGGTGCGTTTACAACAGCAATGTTTTTACCGTGGGTTCCATTAGAAAGAGTTGAAGCAATGGGTGATATAAGTGCTTTGTTTTATATTTCAGGTGCTGGTATAGTCGGTGCATACATGGGTGTATCTGCATGGATGAGTAAGAGAGGTTGACATGTTTAACTCAGGGGATGGATGGAAAAACCATGAAGAGAGTTTTGAAGAAACATTAAGAAGAGAAATGCTGGCTGCTAGACAGGAACTCTGGTTAGTTAAGATGGATCTGAAAGAACATCAGAAAGCGCATTATAAATTATTAAAGCGTAATGCGGAATTAATAGAAGAAATAATCGAATTAAAAAAGAAACAATGTCAGTGTGATGATTAATCCCAGGAGCGGAAAATGTTTGAAAGATTTATACATAAAGATAAGAATGATATTGCATATCTAAGTGGTAAAGGTAAGAAGAAAGAAGCAAAGAAGAAAGAAAGAGTATTACCTAAAGCTGGTTCTTATACAGCAAAAGACTTAGAAAATGCTAAGAAGGTACAAACATATCAGGGAGGTTTACAATGAGTAAGCCTGATGGATATAAAGAACAGGTAACCGATGAACAATTAATCCAGATGATTGAGACTGGAGTTATGAATTCTACCGGTGAATGGTTGAATAGTTCTGATCTTGCAAGAGAAAGATTAAAAGCAACGTATGAGTATGCTTGTTTACCTGAGAATCATTTAACACCACAGGGTGTTAGTACCATCGTAGATACATCAACAACTGAAGTGATAGAAGCATATACTGCAATTATCTCTGATTTGTTCTTAAGTAACCATAAATTAGCGCGATTCATCCCATTTGATGAGACACCTGGTTCATTTAAGGCTTCAAAAGATGCAGCAAATATAGTTAATTATTGTTTGTTTAAAAAGAATAATGGCTGGGAAATCTTACAACAATGGATTAAATCTTCTTTATTATGGAAGAATTCTGTGTGTCGTTGGACATATGTTGAAGATTATGATCATATCTTTGAAGAATTTGAAAAGATCTCTCAGACAAAATTAGATGAATTATTATCTGATGATAATGTAGAGATTGTTGGTGATCTTCAATTTGAAAATACAATTAATGAGATAGATCCTTTAAACGGACAGGAACCAAACATTGAACTTACTTATATTAATGTAAGAATAAAAAAGACAATTGATAAGTCAAGAGTTAAGATTGATATTATTCCTCCAGAAAATTTTAGAATTTCTAGAGACGCAACTTCAATTGAAGATGCTTTCTTTGTTGGTATTCAAACTGAAATGTCGAGATCTGAATTAAGAAAGCTCTATCCTGATATGGCTTCTGAAATAAAAGAATGGGATGATTTAATTAGTGAAGAGTGGGTAGGTAGTGCTAACTACTCTGAAGATGCTGCAGCAAGAAAAGAAATTACAGGACAGTCATATTGGAATGGACGTACCCAAGAAGATACAATTCCTTTAGAAGCAAACAGGAATGTAATATTAACTGAATCATGGATTAATGTGGATAGAGATGGTGATGGTATTGCAGAACTAAAACATATCGTTACTGTTGGTACTCATATACTTCAAGAAACAGATATTGAAGATATACCGTTAGCTTCTATCGTTCCGATTGATATTCCATTTGAATTCTATGGTTTGTCAATGGCAGACTTTTCACGTAGTTCTACATTAGCAAGCACTGCAATCTTACGTGGGTTTGTAGAGAATACGTACTTAACAAACTATTCACCGAAGCTGGCAGATCCTAATGTTGTAGATTTCAGTGCGTTGCAGAACATGAAGCCAAAGCAAATCATACCGACAAACGGTAGTCCAGTTAACGCAGTCTCACCATTAACACCTGAGACAATATCAACTGGTACTGTACCATTATTAGAATACTTACAGGGAATAAAAGAGCAGGCAACGGGCATGTCGAAGGCCGCACAAGGCTTGAATGATACTTTATATATATCAGGTAACTCAGAACAAAAACTACAGGCTGTGCAGTCTGCAGCGCAGAAACGTATCCAGCACATTGCTAGACGATTCGCTGAGACGGGCTTTAAGAAATTGATTGCCGGTATCTATGAAACAATGCGTAAGAATATGAAGGGTAAGATGTCTTATAACTTAGATGGTGTCTACGGTACTGTTAACATTGATACACTGCCTTCAAGGATGGATGTAGAAATCTTATTAGATATTGGAGAGAACTCTAATATCAATATGATCACAAAGCTTGGTAAAGTAGGCGGGGAGATTCTACCGGCATTAAACAACCAAGGCGTAGGAATGGTGATTAAACCGGAAGCCCCTGCGATCCTGGCAACTAAATTACTCGAGGCAATGCAGTTAGATAGTAATGATTTCTTAGAAGACTATACGACTGAAGAATTTAAGAAGAAAGCTGCTGAAACAATTCAGAAGCAATCTCAAGATGCTGAGCAGGCAAAACAATTAGAACAAAAGAAGGCTCAGGCCGAATCCGCTTTAGCGGAGGCCAACGTTGGTTTTACCCATGCTCAAACTAAAAATACTCAAGATGATAACGCTAAACAGTTAGCAGTATCTATTGATAAACACTTTCAAGAATGGGCTGACCTTGCTATTAAGGCAACTAAAGAAGGTGCACAATTACCTAAGCATCCTGACTATGCTCAGATAATAATGATGGCAAGGCAAATACTGCAAGGGCCACAACAACAACAACCTCAACAATAGGGAGAATAATATGGGAACAGTAACTATTAACTCATCAGGAGTTGGTGCAGCTCAGTCTGGAACTGTTACGACTGCCGGTGGATCTGGCGGTGGAAAAATAATGGTCACTAATGATAGTGATTCTAAAATCACATTTAATGTAGCAACTGCAGGGACTGATGTACAGACAGGTCTTATGTGTGAAGCTAAAGGTTATAAGATTGTAACCGGATTAGACAATGGCGCACAAACATTAACTAGTCTGGCGACCTCTCATGGTACGTCAGCACAAGCTGATGAAATAGTATACAATACACTTATAACTTAATTAAATAATAAACTATGTAATGCCGAAAGGGTTACAACAATCTTGCTTAAAAAGGAGAAAAGCTTATGAATCAAACATTAACTTTATTTGATCACTTTAATACATTAACCCCTTATGCTGTAGGCTTTGATCGTTTATTCGATCAGTTAGCTAGCAACTCTAGGGTAACAACTTCATATCCACCTTATGATATTATAAAGGATGATGATTATAACTTTAAAATTGAAATGGCACTTGCTGGTTTCAGTAAAGATGATATTGAAGTTGAAGTTGCAGAAAACTTATTAACTATAAAATCTGTAAAGGAAAATACTCAAGATAATAAAAATATTTATAAAGGTATTTCATATCGAAAGTTTACTCGAGGATTTACAATTGCAGATGATATTGAAGTTAAAGACGCAAAATTAGAAGATGGTCTTTTAACTATACAGCTGGAAAGAGTTGTTCCAGATGAAAAGAAACCCAAACTTATTAAAATAAATTAAGGAGGACATTATGGATCCGATTACATTTTCAGGCATTGTTAGTTTTGGCATTAAAGCTGTACTAGCTATTGGCCTAGCAAAAGAAGTTGTTACCCCATTACTTGTTGCTGCATTTGGCGGATAAGTAGTGGATAAGTATCGTGAGACAGCCGAGAAGAGGCTGGGCAATGACAAGTCATATGGTAAGCATAAAATTCATCCAGACGAATTAGCGCGACGTGCCCACGTTAAAGGGCACTTCGCATCAAAAGAAAGGAATGAATTTTTTGATGAAGTCTATGGCGAAGTCTTAATTGACTTGTTTATGGAATGGTTAAAGACAGAACCACATGAAACAAAGTCTCGAGAGTTCCTCTACTCTTCTGCTATGGCATTAGGAAGTGTCAAAGAGAAAATGATAAACTTCGAGACCTATGGGAAAAATATCCCACATATCCTGGAGGACAATGATGCAAAGGGAAATTGATTACAAAAAATTACTAGAGAATACTAGAGAAATGATAAACACTTTAGAATATGATGCAATGAGAAGTGGTGGTAAAACTAAACTTAATTGTGATAGATTATATTATTTGTATTATATGGAAGAAAAATATTCTAAAATGTTAGAAAAGAATTCTAAAAAGTCTACCACAAAAAAGAAAGAGGTAAACTAATATGAGTGAAGATACCAAAGCAATACCAGATTCTACCCCGCCTAGGGATGACGCTGGGGCTACGGATGGTCGAACGCAAGAACAATTGCTGGCTGACATTGTTTCTAGTTCGGACTTTGTACCGAACGAAGAACAGTCTCTACCCGTTGAGCAAGTACCTGAGATTGACCCAGATGAATCAGAACAAGAAGACCCGAAGGAATCTGATGAATCTGTAAACGAAGAAATTGAAGAAGGGACTAAGACTGAAGAAGTAGAAGATGAAGGTGAGGATGCTGATGAACAATCCGCTACCCAAGATCCTGAATTATTTACTCCTGAAGATTTAGACTTAGAAGCAAAAGTATCTTTAAAGATCGATGGGCAAGATACTGAAGTTTCTTTTAATGATCTTATTAAAGGTTATTCTACTGAACAATCTCTATCCAAAAAGGGTCGTGAACTTGGTGACGCAAGGAAAAACTTTGAAGAAGACTATAATAATAAGCTAGCTGAAGTACAGTCAATGTCGACGGCTTCAGTTGCGGTATTATATAAGTCTGAACAGGAGCATGCAAAAGAATTTCATGCACTTGAAAAGAAAATTGATGAAGCTCGTAAAGACGGTAATTCATATGATCTAACAGATCTTAAAGATAAACGAGAGCAAAAGCAAAAAGAATATTGGGGAGCTAGAAGAGAACGTGAAGCTCTTCAAAAAACTGTAACAGTAAAATCCCAGGAGCAAATGTCAAAAGCTTGGAATGAACAATTAAGTATATTTAATGAATCAATTCCAACTGTGATTCCTGGATTTAATGAAACAGTAGCTAAAGATATTCGTGAGTTTGCACTTGGAGAAGGAATTGATCCTGAAATAATAGACACTATTGTTGATCCTTCTATTGTTAAGTTTGTTAATGATTATCGTATTTTAAAACAGGGAATTAATAAAGGTTCTGCTAAAAGAAAAGCAGCACCCACTAAAAAGATTCCTACTCGAAAGTCTAGACCTGCACAACAAAAGAAAGTTGATGCAGAACAGGCATTGAGAAAAAGAGCTTTAAGTAAAAATTCTTCGAAAGAAGATCAAGATGCTTTTCTAAGAGGTTATGCCGAGCGGTCACTATCTAATATGTAAATCTTATGGAGGTTATATAAGATGGCAACTACTATTGGTGTTCGCGGTACTGGAGGTCCTCAGGGACCAGCTAGAGCTACGTCAGCTAACGTATCTCAGCGAGAAGACCTAGCGAACTTTATAACTATGATTACCAGAGATGAAACACCTTTTGTTTCTTCTATTGGTAAAACTAAAGCAACTGCTATTTATCATGAATGGCAGACAGACACACTAGATACTCCTGGTGATTCAAGAGTAGCTGAGGGTCAAGATTATCTTGAACCTGCTTCATCTGCTTATACAGGTGGTACAGCTCAGACTCCAGCTGTTGGTGCTAAGTTTGCACAATCAGGTCCGAATAGAACTCGATTAGGTAACTACACACAGATTAATGCTAAGACTATTGGTGTTTCTGGTACAAGACGTGCTATTGATCAAGCAGGTATTGCTGATGAATATGCATACCAACTTAAGAAGCGTGGTACAGAACTAAGACGTGATATAGAATTTGATATGGTTCACTCTTGGAATGTATCTGCTGCTATAGCTGCACAAGGTAATTCTGCAAGATCTGCAGGTAGTTACCAAGCATTCATTAACAACGCTAGTACTGTTAAAGTATTAGGCGGTTGGGGTAATGCAACTACTCAAGGTGATGGAACAGGTAAAATTAAATCTGGTTCATCTTCTAGTGCTGCACCAGCAGAAGGTTCTCTTGCACTTACAGACATTGATTCTGTTATGCAGAGCATCTATGAAGAAGGTGGTAAAGCTACTAAGGTAATGCTTTCACCAAAACTACGAAGAGATTTCTCTGACCTTATGGTTAGTGATACTGGAGTAGTTAGAAATATTGACGAAGGCGGAAAGCTAAGGCAGTCTGTTGACGTTTATATGTCAGACTTTGGTGATGTAATGGTTGTTCCTAATTATGTTATGGGGCTAACTAGTGAAGTTACTTTTAAGAGAGCAGATAACTCTACAGATCTTGGCCAAGCTACAGATCTTAAAGATTTCTGTGCATTAATTTATGATCCAATGTGGTTCAATGTAGCTACATTAAGACCTCTACAAGAGGTTGACGTTGGTCAGAAAGGTGACTCAACTGTCGGTATGATGGTTGAAGAATGTACTCTTGAAGTGCGTAATCCAAAAGGTTGTGGAGCAATCTACGGTCTTAACTAAGGATTAGTTTAGGGAGAGGCTTTAATTAGTCTCTCCTTTTTATTGGGAGATAAAAATGTCAAAAACAAAAAAACTTAAAACAATATTTAAACCTGGGGGTACTCCACCACCTGGTGGTGGAGGAAGAACACCTGGAACTCAAATGGTTAAGACAAGAACAGGTTGGAAAGAAAAACCTCATTTAGGTAAAGCAGGTATTGAAAAAGAAATCGCAAAGAACCGAGCAACACTAAAAAAGAAATCTGCAACAGCACAAACAAATTGGAAAGCTGCTTCAACTAAAGCTAAAGCAAAAGGAAAAGAAGTAAATGTAGGAACTGCTCCAAGACATTGGAAGCCTGGTGATGAGTTTAATAAACCACCTAAACGCGGCTACTATTCTCAGTTAGCTACAGGTGAAAAAGGTAGGTTTAAAGCATCTGGTGGAAAGATTTCTAAATACTATAAAGGTGGCGGTACTGTCATAACAGGAAGATAAATAAATAAATAACGGAGGGAACTATGTACGTTATAAAAACAAATGCAGGAAATATATATCCAGTTGAAAAGTGTGTGTATAGAATAGGCGCAGCAACAAATGGCGGTTATAAGCTAACACATTTAGATCTTATAAATGTAAGTGACACACCGGCTCCAGCATTACAAGCATCTCTTACTGCAGCAACAGCTGGAGATCTATTAGGTTATATTGGTAAATCAGGTAGATTCACAGCTATAACAGAACCTGCTACGTAAGCTAGGAGTTGAGGATGGCAAAAGAAAATGAATTTAAATTTGGGAGTGCAACAGTAGATCCTAATAAAGGTATTAAAGCCGGTTATGATTTAAATACAAATCAGTGGCAGATTACTCAAAACATTGATCAATACTTAAAGCACGCCCAATTAGAACGTGAAAAACAAGAACACTATGGGAAAACAAAACATGGTTATAGGAAGATGGCTACGATTCCTGATATTGTTGCTATTAAAATAAATGAAGACCATGGTATAGATCTTCACTCGCAGAGTTTTATGCAAGATAAAGATAAAATAAAAAGATTAAGATATATACTAAAAACGGAATACCCTCATCTTCTTGTCAATACTTAAGGGAGATAATTATGCCGACTTATACGGAATTTGTGAGCTTAGTAAGGGATTGGTCAAATAAAGATTCTTCTGTTGTAAGTGACAATAAAGTACAAGATGCTATGCGTTATGCTGCAGATAGTTGTTATAGAAAGTTAAGAGTGGCTTCACTTGAACAAACTGTTACATATTCTGAAACACAGTTAGAGACAGCTACAACTTCATCAAACAATAGAACTGCTAGTAAAACTGAATTAACTATTCCAGCAGATCTTGTTGAATTTATACAACTTAGAGAGATAGATGATGATGGTAGGACTTGTCGTATATTTAATGAAAAGACAGATCTTAGAACTTTTAATGATGCTTGGGCTGAAAAAACTCAATCATCTTATTGGTCAAGAGTAGGTAATATACTTCTTTACTCTCCTGGATTTAATTCAGGCTATACTATATTTGCACCGACAAAAGCTGAATTACATTATTATAAAAGACTTCCAGCATTGGATGCGAAGTATGATGTGACTCCTGCTAACTTTACTGCGGGATACTTAACAACAACTGGAGGGACTACTAGCTTATATTTTATAGATGGGAATACTTCTACTGCTTATACCACGCAAGCAGCAGCTGAAGCAGCAATATCTCTTGGGGCAAATAAAGTAACTGCTGAAGTTGTATCCGTTACTAATAATAATAAAGATATAACAATCGATACTGTAGCTACTCAAGCAAGTGATCTGAATGCTGGAATGGCATTGTCAGGAACTAGAGTGAGCTTAAATAATGGAGCTCAACCTGTAATAGATAGTATTGTTTCTACAAGTCCAACAGTAAAAGTGAGAATGGCAACAGGACAACCTAACTTATTAACTAATGATCCTTTAGTATTCTCTAACACGAATAGTGATAAATATATAGGTAATGAGGTAGCTCATTGGTTAAGAGATGAGAATGAAAAGATTTTATTATATGGTTCTTTAGCTGAAGTTTTTACTTATGCGCAAGATGATGAGCAAGCTCTGAAATACCAAAATTTATTTGCTAAGGAAATTTTAGAACTGAATGATGAAGATAATAAGAGGAGTGCTTCTGGAGGAAATGTTCAAATAAACTTTAATGGAAGAGGGATGATATAATGCCAGCATCAAGTGATCCAACGAGCTTTAGCTATGGTACACCCGCAGGTCCTGATACCGGGGATCTGACAGGTGCAACCTCTACCAATTCTTTAGGAGGAATATTTAATTCAGGCAGTACATCTGCTTTACAAACTTTATCCATTGTTATTACAAATATCTTATCTGATAATAAGAAGATAGCATTTGAACCTTATAATAATCAATACACTTTATCAGATGGTACTACAGGATATTCAGCATTGCATTATGCTACTGTAATAGAAAATACAGGCTTAGACGCATTAGCTAATGTTAATATAACTAGTATAGCAGATAACCAAATTATATCTTATGATACAAGTACTAGTAAATGGGTTAATAGTAAAGTCGTATTTAATAATATTGATGCAGCTGTTGCTGTAACAGAATCAGAAGGAATTGGAAGTAATGATAATGATACAACCTTTCCTACAAGTGCTGCAGTTAAAGATTATGTAGATACGAATGTTACTGCCCAGGATCTTGATTTTTCTGGTGATAGTGGTGGAGCACAGTCTATAGATCTAGACAGCCAATCATTGACATTGACTGGTGGAACAGGTATAGATACTACAGGTTCTTCTCAGACAATGACATTTGCTATTGATAGTACAGTAGCTACATTGGCAGGTAGTCAAACTTTAACTAATAAATCTATCGATTCTGCTAATAATACAATTACAAATATTGTTAATGCTGATATTAAATCTGATGCTGCTATAGCTATTACTAAGCTAGCTAGCTCTTCTGTAAATTATGGTGGAGTTACCTTATCACTCGGTGGAAGCGATACAACACCAGCCTTTGATTTAACAGATGCTACTAATTATCCAACAACTTCTTTAACTGGAACTATTACAAATGCACAACTAGCTGGATCTATAGCCAATGCTAAATTATCTAATTCTACTGTAAGCTACGGAGGTGTGTCTTTAGCACTTGGTGCAAGTGATGCTACTCCTGCTTTTGATTTAACAGATGCTACTAATTATCCAACAAGTTCTTTATCAGGAACAATTACAAATGCGCAGCTTGCAGGGTCTATAGCAAATGCTAAATTAGCTAATTCTACTGTAAGCTATGGTGGCATATCTCTAGCTTTAGGTGCAAGTGATGCTACACCAGCTTTTGATTTAGCAGATGCTACTAACTACCCTACATCAAGTTTAAGTGGTACTATTACAAATGCCCAATTAGCAGGATCTATAGCTAATGCTAAACTGGCTAACTCATCTATAACAGTATCAGATGGATCTAGTTCTACAGCTACAGCTTTAGGTGGTACTATAACATTTGCTGGAACAACTAACGAAGTTGAAGTCGGTGAGGCTTCAGGTACAATAACAGTAGGGCTACCTAACAATGTTACTATAGCAGGAAACCTTACAGTCAATGGCGATACTACCACAGTAAATACAGCCACTCTTTCCGTAGAAGATCCCTTAATAAAATTAGCTAATGGTAATAATGCAGCTGATAGTGTAGATATAGGATTTTATGGATTGTATGATACTTCTGGTTCACAGGATCTTTATGCTGGTTTATTCAGAGATGCTAATGATAGTGGTAAGTTTAAACTATTTAAAGATTTACAGGCAGAACCTAATACAACAGTTAACACTGGAGGAACTGGTTATGCCACTGGTACATTAGTTGCAACCCTAGAAGGTAATGCAGATACTGCTACTACATCTACTAATATAACAGCAAGTAATAATACAACAGATGAAACTGTTTATCTTACATTTGTTGATGGTGCAACTGGAACACAAGGAATAGAAACTAATACCAGTCTAAATTATAATCCTGCTACAAATGTTCTAAGTGCTGGTACATTTAATGGAAGTTTAAGTGGCACAGCAACTACTGCCACTAATATAACAGCCACTGCTAATAATACTGCTAACGAAACTGTTTACCCTACATTTGTAGATGGTGTTAGTGGAACACAAGGAATTGAGACTGATTCAGGATTAACTTATAACCCTAGTACAGGACTATTAACCTCTACGGCATTTGCTGGTAATATTACTGGTGATGTAACAGGTAACGCAGCCACTGCTACAGCACTTGCCAATGCCAGAACAATTAATGGAACAAGCTTTGATGGAACTGCAAATATTACTGTTACAGCTGCTGCAGGAACTTTAACTGGAGGTACACTTAATTCTGGTGTTACTGCGTCAAGTCTTACTTCTGTTGGAACTATTGCAACTGGTGTTTGGAACGGAACTGCAATAGCAGATAGCTATATATCTTCAGCTAGTACTTGGAATGCAAAGCAAGCTGCTCTTACTTTTGGAATAGCAAATACTAACGCAGTTAAAATAGATGATGCTGATGCAGCTGATAATGATTATGCAAAACTTACAGCTTCAGGAATAGAAGGTAAGAGTTACGCAGAGGTTAAAACAGATTTAAGTTTAAACAATGTAGAAAATACTGCAGTTAGTACATGGGCTGGAACTTCTAATATAACAACAACAGGAACAATAGGAACTGGTACTTGGGGAGCAACTGACGTTGCGATAGCTCATGGTGGTACAGGAAGTTCAACAGCCTCAGGTGCTAGAACAAATTTAGGATTGGGAACGGCTGCTGTATTGAATTCTGTTGACGAAGACGATATGAATAGTAACAGTGCTACTTTATTACCTACTCAACAGTCTGTTAAGGCTTATGTTGATGCTAATGCTGGAAGTTCTGGGGTAACAGTAGAAGATGAAGGTAGTGCTTTATCAAATGCTGGAACAACACTAGACTTTGTAGGAGCTGGTGTTACAGCCTCTGGAACTGGTTCTACTAAAACTATAACAATTCCTGGAGGTGCTGGTTCAGTTGCAGCTGACGATATCACTACTGGAGATGCTGCAGTAACTATAGCTACATCATCTGGCAACATTACAATAGATGCTCAAGCAAACAATTCTGATATTATATTTAAAGGTACAGATGGTGGTAGTGATATTACTGCACTTACTTTAGATATGTCAAATAATGGTACAGCAATATTTAATAAAAATATAAACCTTGATTCAGATAGTTCAGTAATAAAATTTGGTGATGACCAAGATGTTACTTTAACCCATGTACATGATACTGGTTTAAAATTAAATAGTACAAGTCAATTACAGTTTGGCGACAGTGGTACATATATCCATCAATCGGCTGATGGTGTTCTTGATTTAGTATCTGATACTGAAATAGAGATTAATGCTACTACCATTGATATAAATGGTGCTGTTGATATAAGTGGAAATTTAGATGTAGGTGGTAATATTACTGCTAATGTTGATGCTGATGCCCACGCTGAAATAGGAAGAGCCCATATAGGTTATATTGGTACTAGTGATTCGGCTGGTTTTTCTCATATAGATAGAAACACTACTACTGGTTATGCCCTTCGTCAAACAGCAGGTGGAGTTACTCATTTAAACGGAGTAACTGGGCAGTCTATTAGATTTAATATGGCTAACTCAGAGATTGCAAGAATTGATGATTCTGCTTTTACAGTCGGTGTAGACGATACTGGACATGACGTTAAATTCTTTGGTGCTACTTCTGGCAAGTACATGGAGTGGGATGAGTCGGCTGATCAGTTAGATGTTACAGGTAGCTTTGATGTCACAGGTAACTCAACAATGTCTGGAACAGTTAATATCAATGGTGCTACAGGCACAGCACAGCTTCAAGTTAATCTAACTGATACAACAACGTATAATCACTCAATAAAATGTTATAATCCGAATATGACACAGGGTCAGTATAATCAATTTCATTTGGGTGAGAGTGGTGGTAGTTACAACACTGGTGTTATTGGTTATAGGTGGGATAGTGCTGGTTCAGCTTCAAATAACTATTTAGAGATTGGTCACTGGTCTAATGGTGATTTAATTAAAGTCTATGGTGATAAAGTTGAGATAACTGATCCATTAACAGCAACTTCAATAACAACTTCTGGAAATATAGAACTGGGTCATGCAAGTGATACTACAATATCAAGATCTGCAGCAGGAGTAGTTCAAATAGAAGGTAACACAATATTAAATACTGCCAACGCAGACGTAGGTGCAACAACAACTTCCAGCAGTGATGTAGACCATGTATTAATCAATGATGGTGGAGTATTAAAGAAAATAACAGTAGCCAATTTAGGCACAGCAACAACAGATGATGCAACAGCATTGGCCATTGCATTGGGATAAGGAGAAAATAAATGGCAAATACTTTTAAAGTAGTTACAAAAGCAGGAGTTACATCGGCTGATGTAATCTATACTGTAGCAAGTTCAACTACGACAGTTATATTAGGTCTGATGTTAGGTAATACAACTTCTAGTCAAGTGACAGCAACAGTTACTTTGGAGTCTGATACTGCCAATAGAGCAGGTGCAAACAATGAAGCTAACCAGAATGTTGAGTTGGTAACTAACGCACCGATACCTGCAGCATCCTCTTTGGAATTTCTGGCTGGTAATAAGGTAGTGATGGAAACAACAGACGTATTGAAATTAACATCCAGTGGTGCAACAGATATTGTACTGTCTATTATGGAGATAGCATAATGCCCTATATAGGAAAAGATGTACCGACAGCCTATCAGAGTACAACAGCTGTACAAAGATTTAATGGCGATGGTAGTGATACGACATTCACTTTGACAACAGCTGTAAATTCTGTTCAAGATGTTCTTGTATCTGTAGATGGTGTAGTTCAAGATACTTCAGCTTATACAATCCCTGATGGAACAACTCTTACATTTACTGCTGCACCTTCGAGTGGAACAGCAAATATATTTGTAAATTATCTTGCACCTCAAGGTTCAACGATCACACCTGCTGCTGAGAATAAAGGTAACTTTAAAGCTGGAGGATTGTTCAGAACCAATGCTCAATCATTAACATCAAATACCACCATCACTGCTACTGAAAATGCTAATGTCACTGGACCATTTACAGTTGCCAGTAATATAACATTGACAATAGAATCAGGTGGTACACTGGTAACACTATAGGGGGATAGTATGACAAGTCAATTAAATGTAGATACAATCGTAGATAAAGCAGGTACTGGTGGTGCTAATATTAAGATAGCTAACACATCTACTCATGTTTCAGATGGTGGAAATGTTACACAAAATACTGTGCAGGGTTTAGCTAAACAATGGACATATTATAATATGGCAAGTACAACAATATTAGATTCACTCAATACTAGCAGTCTTACAGACTACGCAACTGGAAGGTTTCATCCTGTTGTAACAAGTGCCTTTAATAATTTAAATTATGTCACTACCTATAGTACAAATGGTTATGCTGGTGATAGCTTTAATGCTGGTACAGTTGGTTCTGTTAAAATAGGTTGGGAAATTACAACGACCACATCTACTTATGAAACTGTATGTTATTATACTTCTGGTTATGTAGATGGAAAACATAACTATGTTTTAGCTCATGGAGATTTAGCATAATGGGATATGGAATTTTAAAATTTGATACGCTGACAACCTCTGATTCTAAAAATACAAGTACAGATAAATCTATAGATACGAGTTATTTGTTTAATGGGGTAGCAAAAGAGTGGCATCTATTTGATCAACGTGGAGATATACATGGTGCAAATACTATAGCCGATAGCTTTAATGTGGCTAGTATTGCGGATGTTTCAACAGGACATTATGATGTAACCTTTACTACTGGTATGAGCACCAATGCATACGCTCCAGTTTCAAATCATCATTATACTGGGCATATAGATAATGACCAATTCAGCAGATTTTCAGCACCTTCTAATTTAAGCACAGGGGCTTACAGGATTGCTGGACAATATGTTAATAGTGCTACTGGTTACGAAGATGGTTTCTTTACAGTAGGAACAAACGGAGATTTGGCATGAAGACACCAGAATTTCAAGGAACACATTTATGGGAACGATTATGTTGGGCAAAGGAAAAGCTTGAAGGTATACAGACAGATATACGAGTGGTTTATGAAGATCCAGAGGATATGGATAATCCTGCAAAAGTATTATGCCCAGATCCTAACTGGATGGCTTGTGCCTTACAGGGTGGTATACTGCCCCCAGTAGAATCATATTGGGAATTGGCAAAGGATGAAGCTCAACCTGATTTTAAGAAACATACGAGGGGTTATTTGTTGCATGATACTAAACCTATAGAAGCTATGACAGAGGAGCAGGCAATAGAGTACCTTATAAAGAAAGATATTCCACAACGTATATGGAGTACCTGGAATGAAGGCAATAAACCGAAGATGGTGATCTGCCGTACACATCAACTGCCAGAGCATCGTCAATGGCGAAATGCTTGGCAAATTAAAGAAGATATAGAATTAGCAGCATAGGAGAAACATATGACAACTTATATCAAAGATAAAGATGGTAAATCAATTGATGCATCAACAGTATCGTCTAAACCATCTGACAGACACTTTAGAAATGCTTGGACAATATCAGATAAAGTTATTTCTGAAGACATGACTAAAGCTAAAGAAATATTTAAAACAAAAATAAGAGAAGTAAGGCACCCTTTATTAGAAGCTGAAGACGTAGTGTATATGAAAGCATTAGAAGCAGATGATAGTTCTGCAAAGACTGCGAGCGTCAATAAGAAGAAAGCATTGAGAGATGCTCCTGCGGCAAAAGCTATTACAGATGCAGATACAATAACTAAATTAAAAGCAGCGTGGGATACATCAGTATTAGGTGACAGCCCTTACGCATAGGGAGTGATAAATGGCTTTAACAAAAGTAACAGGGCAGGGATTAGGAACTCTAAAAACGCTTGCAGGAAGTACAACATTTAATATAGATACAGATGGCCATATAACTAAGCCATTGCAGCCTGCATTTTTAGTTAAGCCAGATGCTAATCAAGATAGTTTA